GCACCTGAGCTTGACGAACTGGTCGATCGCCATAACGCAGACAAAGAAGTCTACGGAGTATTCTCTGGCGGAGAAACATGGCTCCCTAACAGAAAGCCAGCGCCAAAAAAGGCCAAGCCAAATAACTTCAGTGGCCTGAGAGAGATGGTGGCGTAAGCCCCCTCACTACTGGGAGTCAGCAATGGCTCCCTTAATTAACTATTGTAATAGCTGCACACTTGCAGTAAGCTAACCTATGTAACCAAAGGAGAAGTACGCAATGCCAAACTTTATCGACAGGGAGCAAACGCCCGTTGTCCTTACTCTGCCACTCAAGCAAGTGCTAGAGCTTTCGAAATGCCTCAAGCATTTTGATGAACAGATCAATTCAATTGAAGGAACTAAGTTCAACAAGTTTACGATCGAGCTTCTGCAAATGGACCTCGATCCTCTTGTAGATGAATGCAACAAGCTAATGAAAAGAGAAGGCTAATGTTAGATACAATTAGTTACATGGAAGTAGTCAATGACTACAACTTTGAGGTCGAAGAGCAGCCAGTGTATGACCAGCTTGGCAATGTCATCGAAGGACACAAAGCAGTTGTTCGGTTAGACACCAATGAAAACCTTGGGCTTCACGGCTCAAGGTACAAGATCGTTAATCATCAAGATGTAGTTGACTCTGTTATCGACGGAGTGAAGTCAGCTGATCTATCTAGAGATTATGAAGTCTCAGTAGATGTTATGGAGAATGGTCGTAAGCTACGAGGAGAGATACTATTCAATGACCTAGTTGTTGAGCCAGCAGTCGGAGACTACGTTAAGTTCCGAGTATCATTCTTCAATAGCTACGATGCTAGTTGGTCTTTCTCTCAGCAAGCCAATGGTCTTAGACTGTGGTGTCTCAATGGCTGCACAACAGCAGACGCAGTAGCTCGCAGTAAGTATAAGCATACCGCATCAATTAATGTAGAAGGATCAGCAGCCAAGGTAGTCAGTGGGCTTGATCACTTTATGAATCGCAAGGAAGAGTGGCAAAGATACATGGCTACAAGCCTTGATCACCCACAAGTCGAAGACTTCTTTAAGAAGACTGTCTGCAAATCATTCACACGTCAGCAGTCAGTCACCAAGACCAATGAAAAGCAACTCGAAAACTTGCTAGGCATTTACGACAATGAACGTGCCAACTTGGGCAATAACAAGTGGGCATTATATAACTGTCTTACATACTGGTCTAGTCACACAAGCGAACTACGCTCCCCTCATAAGGCGCAGTACAATCGCGAAGTGTTAGTAAGCAACGCAATGAAATCAAAACAATGGTTGGAGATGACATGAGAATGAGCACAACACTATGAATTTATTGCAGATACAATCGGGCCAATGGTGAGTTGGCCCACCCATCTGCATTCAATAGCTGATGAGCTAGAGAAAACTAATCCTCGCTTTAATCGTGAGAAGTTTTTACAACGTGCAACCAAAGCTTGGGAAGATAACAATGAGCAGCCAGACATCGATGACTCCATCCCTTACTCATGAGGTGTGGGTAGACTGTCCTGAATGCCAAGGCATAGGCACCGTAGAAAGAGATCGCTATGTGTACGCAAGCTTTGATGTAGATATAGGGCATATCGTAGAAGAAGTTCTTGATTGCGATAACTGCGGAGGCAGCGGCCAGATTGAATACGGTCACGAAGATTGGATGGACCTTGACAATGGACCTTAGATTGCTGCATTAGTGCAGTATGAAATCTTATCTTCAATACATAACAGACACAGCAAAGGGGTATAACATCTCTTTGCTGACCGCCTTCAAGGAAGCAGACATACCAACGTCTACCTATTACAGAGCTATCAATAAAGTTACTGAACTTAGGTACGATACAGCAGTGAAAGTAATCAATGCTATCGAAAGACTTCACGCGATACAACAAGCCTGTGAGTATACCAAAGGACTACGAGCTTCTGGTAAAGATGTTGACAGACGCTCGGTTAGAGCAAAGTTTAAGCCAAGAGTCATTGGCTCATAAAATAGGTTGTACTGTATCACTCATCCACAAATGGGAGTCTCACAAAAGACTGCCCTCTGGATTTATGCTGATGTGTTGGCTGGATGCTTTGCAATATGACATCCAAGTCACGAAAAGATAACTCAATTACTTGTATTGCATGTGAAACAAAAGCTCATTTGTTTGTTGCAATACTTAAAAACAACAGTGGAGCTACCTACGAAAAGCATTGGTACATATGCCTTCATTGCTACAAGGAAGATAAATGGCAAACCGTAACAAAAATAAAGGAACTTACCACGAGAAGTGGTTCGTTGACTGGCTCACGAAAGCGAAGATCAAAGCGAAAAGGCAGCCCCTCTCAGGCAGCTTGGGAGGAGAGTATTCAGGCGACATCAAGCTCGAACTCTTCGGACAAGAACTGGTGGGAGAAGTAAAGTACAGAGACAAGTCAGGATTCCCTAGTCCCTTCACAGTATTAGATAAGCGAGACATTGCTTTCTATAAAAGACGGACAGGAAGTCCGCAAACTCTGGTCATCATGAGCGGAGATCAATTCTTAACACTAATGGAGAATGTAAATGCCTTACTCAAAGGAGCAGATAGGTTACCAGAAGAATAAAGCAAGCAAAGAAGCTGCTGAATTTAATGTAGACGGCAAGCTTACAATCAAAGATCAAGTTAAAAATTACTTTCAAGATCAGTTAGAAGCTACAACAGAAGAGACAGCACTTGCTTTAAACCGTGCTGAAATTTCTGTGCAACCCAGAATATCAGAGCTTAAGAACCAAGGCATTCTTTGTGACTCAGGTCGCACAAAGATGGGCAAGTGGGGAACAAGCATTACAATCTGGGAATTAATCTAATGAGAAAACCAACATCAATAGGTCGGCATGTAGAAAGCAGTGTGTGGAATGCACACATCAGCAAAGCTACTAGCTCTAAGCACTACGCTAAAGAATACAAGAGCTATAGTTATGTGCTTGATGAATATCAGATCATGGCTGACCGCATTAAGAACGGTATGCCAGTAGGCGAGAGCTATCTCAAAGGTAAGCAAAAAGAAAAGTTACTAGAACTTACCGATATTACAGAGAAAGACTTTAAGAAATATCTTGAGTAAGCTGCATCTATGCAGTAAGATAACCTATATAATATAAGGAGAATACTATGGAACGCAAAGGTTTCATCGGTGGTTCCGACTGTGTAAAAATAATGCAGGGGAACTGGTTAGAATTATGGCAGATCAAGACTGGCCTTGTGGAGTCAGATGATCTGTCTCGCAATCTTGCAGTACAACTCGGTAGCTATACTGAAGACTTCAATCTTGAATGGTTTGAAATCGAGTATGATTGCATCTTGTCTAATCTTCAGCGTGAATATGAATTACAAATAGGAACTGTTCCAGCCAAGGGTACAGTCGATGGCATATGGAACGGCCATGTAATTGAGGCCAAGCACACCAACTCCTATAATAATATGGAAGGTGTCATAGAATACTACATGCCTCAGATACAATTGTATGCACATCTTGCTAAAGCAGATGGTGCTTACCTCTCAGTAATTTTTGGCAACAACAAATGGGAAGCAGCTTATGTTGACCGTGACGAAAAGTATTTCGATTCTATGTGGGCAGTGGTGTCAGACTTCTGGGGTTACGTTGTTCGCAAACAAGAGCCAGTTGGTCATGACGAACCGATACAACTTAGCATTGACAAGATCGCGGTGGACAACATGGTCAAGCGAGACGCCAACACAGACAATAGATTTGTCGATGCGGCCGTCACGTATGTTAATGGCTATGAAAAAAACCGAGTGTTTGAGAACACAAAGAAAGATCTTAAAGCAATGGTTGCTCAGAACGAACGAGAAGTCTACTGCGACTACCTCACAGTCAAGCGAGACAAACGAGGGTCTTTACGAATAACACCTAGAAAGGGAGCCGCCTAACAATGAGCAATAACCTAGACATATGGAACAAGCTGGCCTCTTCAGACCCCAAATATCTGAAGAAGGTCAGCTTCGGTAGCCGCAGCTTCACCGCTATCGACCCACAATACCAAGTCATGAAGATGACTGAGCAGTTCGGACCAGTCGGTGAGGGCTGGGGTTGGCACAACACAACAGAGATAGTGCCTGTAAGCAACGGAGACAGCGCTGTGCTGGCGCATGTTACAGTCTGGCATACATCGCCAGCAAATTCATTCGGCCCCTTCACTGGGTGCCGTAAGTTCTTTGATGCAGCTAAGGGTCGTATGGCTGAGGATGCACCGAAGATGGCTATCACTGATGGCCTAACCAAAGCACTGTCGCACATTGGATGTGATGCTGATGTCTTCTTAGGTAAGATGGATGGTAACAAGTACGATCAAGATAATAGCAAGGCTCAATCCAGTAATGGTAACTGGTAATGACTAAAGGAAACAGGTCGCAGAGTGTTACAAATGGTGTGCCATATCATTTGTGGCAAAATGCAATGCTTATGTCTATTGAGCAATATAAAATTAATTGCAAAAAGTTTAATGCAAAAGACCTAAGCAAACGTAATTGGCTTATCTTTAAATTAAGAAAAGAAGGTAAGCCAATAAGGAAGATTGGTGGAATTGTAGGTCTATCTAGTGGAGGTGTCCAACAGATAGAAATAAGATGCTGCAAAGCCATTCGCGAGAACATAAAAAAACTTAAACAAAGGAGCCGAAAGCATGGCAGAATATGACGATACCAACAGAGGCGCAGCATTCACGCCGTTCCCAACTCAACAAATGATTCTTCAAGGCAAGATGAATGTCGAAGGCAATGACTATAAAATTGTATTAGTTAAAGACTCAACCAAAGACGGTAGAAATATTGTCGAGGTGTACCGAAAGATGGCTGTGCTTTTTGACAATGATAAGAAGGGCAATGATGCAGCCCCCGATTACTCTGGCCCTGTTGGTGAAGACAAACGCATTGCTGGATGGAGACGCATGAAGGATGGGAAACCATACATGTCTTTCCAAGTCAGTGATAAACAAGCAGGCGGTCAGCAGCAGAAGCAACAACAAACAAGTTCTGTTCCTGATATTTCATTTGACGATGAGATACCACCGTTCTAAACTAAAGGTGTTCTCCCTTTACACCAACTGGATGGCCTTCGGGCCGTCCCTTTTTTTCAGGAGGAACTATGGAAACTTGGCACGATATGCGAGCAAGACAGCGCAATGAACAAGTCCAACAAATAAAACATTTATCCGCACTAAAGCTAACGCAAACGCAAGCAGCAAAATTGCTGGAGATAGACCTCACCACACTTAACAGCTTCATCAAAAGAAATGAGATTAGATGGGGCGTAATAATGCAGGGAAAAAAAGATGACAGACCCAACGTCACCAATATTTATAAGACTCTTCAGAAAAGTAGAGATAGTAAGAAACGATATGAAGGCATCAGGCAACAATAGATACCATGACCTTGATGAAATCCTTTCATTAGTTCAGTCTTTAAAAAAACATCTGGATAATAAAGATGAATAAAATATTAGAATATGAACGTATGCAAGCTAAGCTAGGCAACCGTCCAAAGCTACCATGCGATAGACGCAGAGAGTATGTCAAAGATAAGCTTACCTCACAGCAAAAGATTATCTTGCAAACAGTAAAACAAATGCAGGAGGCAACAGCTTTTGACATAGTGAAGAAAAAGAATTTGAATGCTTACTCAGTATCAGCCCAGCTTTCACACTTGTTTAGCTCTAACTTAATTGAGAAAGTAAGACGTGTTCCTGCACCTAAAGCAAAGGACCGAAAAGGAAAGTCAGGTTCAGCAGATTGCTGGGTCTACAGAGTAAATGAAAATGCAACCATAGCGCAGTAGGCGGTCGCGGCTTTACACAGTAGTACACGGGCCTAACACCTACAGGTTAAGCATGGGTTTTCGTAACTTCTACCATGTGATTAACTATAAGGCTCACTGGATTAATTCTAGTGGGCCTTATTAACTATAAGCAAGTTGATAATGTGGACCATCAATGAACGGGCGCTTACCTTCTGAACGGCGAGTATCAATGTAACTATTCATTGCCTCTTCCATAGTTCCATCCCAATCTGAAATGTTAGGTATAGTCCAAGCAGCACCCCATAGGATTTGAATGCCACGCGCACGAGCAGAAGCTTTCATTGCATCAGCTAAATTATCATAGAGAGGCAGAGACCAGCTAACAGAACCACGAACATAAGCAAACAAATCAACAGCGTGACCAAAGCCATCAGCCTGTTGCAAGTGTTTACTTCGAAGCGTCTTGCTTGCGCCACTAGCTACTAAAGCTCTTTGTTGTTTCTCATCTCTCAGTCCACAGCCAACACCAAAGTCTACATCAGTAAGCTCTATGGCCCCCTTAACAACAGCAACTAAGTCAGGGTGAACACCACGAAGACGAGATAAACTTCTGTCTGATAATTTAAAACTCATTTCTTTTGCTCCACTATTAATCTTAACTGTTCCAATATTATTTTTTGTTGCTCTTCTAAAGCAAGGTACTGCATGTCTATCTCAGATAATTTAGGAAACTGAACTACCTTATCTTTTTCCAAAGAACCTACTCACTGATCTCATTCCTATACTGGCGCTTACAATCCCACCTAATGCA